ACTTCGGAGAAAAACATGGCTGGCATAGGTTTAGTATCTCCAGGCGTTAAGGTCAGAGAGGTTGATCTTACGGTTGGTAGAATTGACTCCATAAGTGATCAGACAGGTGCGATAGTAGGCCCCTTTGAAAGAGGCCCTGTACTAGAACCTTTGCTTATTGAGAATGAGCAAGATCTGATCGATCTTTTTGGAAAACCATCACTTAATGATAGACAATACGAATATTGGTATAGTGCATCAAACTATCTACAATATGGTGGTGTATTAAGAGTCGTTAGAGCGGACGGTGCAAACTTAGTTAATGCAAACGTCGGTGCGATAGGTGTTTCATCAAACGCAACTCTTAAAATAAAATCTTTTGATGATTATCAGAATAATCATGAAGACGCTACAAACTTTAGAGTAGCCGCAAGAAATCCAGGCAGTTATGCAAATGGATTAAAAGTTGCATACATTGACGGTGCTGCAGATCAAACACTTTCAGTTACACCGCATGTTGCAAATCGTGTGGTTGTAGGACAAGGTGTTACTCAACCAATCAGCGGAACAATAGCTGGTGTTGGTACTAATGTCACAGTTGATGGATATCTTCAAGGTATCATTACTGGTGTTGGTGCAAGTTCAATTGATGTTAAAGTTACAAATCGTGTTTCTGTTGGTGGAACAATTCTTCCAGTGGATTATACAGAAAATGGATTATTCCAATTCTCAGTTGCAACTAAAACAAGTAATACTTTACCTGGCGATGGTATTTTAGTTTCTAGTAACTCCTCAACTGTTGCGGATCCTGATGCTGGTATTTCAACTTGTGTTTCAGTTCTTGCTGCAAAAGACTGGTATGATAATCAATTTATTCAATTGAAAAACGGTGCATTACCTTGGAAAGAGATTGCTGAAAAACCAGGCACGAGTGGATATGCTAACGCAAGAAACAGTAAGAATGATGAACTTCACATAGTTATCATTGATGATTCTGGAAAAATATCTGGAACACAAGGAGCGATTCTTGAGAAATTTGCTTTCTTATCTAAGGCAGATGATGCAGTAAATTCATTTGGTAGTGCAATCTACTATAAAGACTTTATCGCAGAAAATTCAGACAATATATTTGTTGGAGTATCAACAGGAGAAGGGACACTTCAATCAGGATTCTCAACTGCATTTACACCAGAAGTTTCATCCAGTAATCTTTGGAGTCAAGATGCACAGGATATAAGTTTCAACTTTGTAGGAAACAAACTTTATTCATTGGATGCTGGTAGAGATTATTCAACTCCAGCTGGACTTTCGACTCATATTGGTGGATTCTCTTGTTCTCTTGGTTCAATCATTGGTGGTTATGAAATTTTTGAAAATGAAGCGGAATACTCAGTCAATTTCTTACTTCAAGGCCCTGGCATCACAGGTAGTCAAACAGAATCACAAGCAAAAGCAAATAAATTGATTGCGATTGCAGAACAAAGAAAAGATTGTTTAGCAGTTATCTCTCCAAATAGAGAGACAGTTGTTAATGTCACAAGTGCAAAAACACAAACTGATAACGTCATTCAGTTCTATGATCCAATTACATCATCATCATTTGCGGTCTTTGACTCAGGTTACAAGTATCAGTTTGATAGATTTAATAACAAGTTCCAGTTTATGCCATTAAATGGTGATATCGCTGGATTAATGGCAAGAACATCTGAGGAACAATTCCCTTGGTTCTCACCTGCTGGCCCTCAAAGAGGAAACATACTTAACACAGTTAAGTTAGCATACAATCCAAATAAAGTACAGAGAGATGCTTTATATGTGAAGAGAATCAACCCAGTGATCTTCTCACCTGGCGGTGGATTCCTCTTATTTGGTGATAAGACTGGACTCGCAATTGCATCTGCTTTTGATAGAATTAACGTACGTCGTTTATTCCTAAACTTAGAAGCAAGAATCGAGATTGCTGCAAGAACTCAACTCTTTGAGTTTAACGATGAAATTACAAGAGCGAACTTCCGTAACATTGTTGAACCGTTCCTTCGTGGAGTTCAAGCTAAGAGAGGTTTATCAGATTTCTTAGTTATTTGTGATGAAACAAACAACACACCTGATGTAATTGATGCAAATGAGTTTAAGGCAGATATCTTTATCAAGCCTGCTCGTTCGATTAACTTCATCGGTCTTACATTCGTTGCGACTAGAACAGGAGTTAGCTTCTCTGAAGTCGTTGGTCGAGTTTAATTAAATCCCACTAAATAACCAAAGGAGTTAAAAAAGAAAATGGCAACATTTAATCAAAGAAACATAACAGAGTTTCGATCAAGATTGACTGGTGGTGGTGCAAGAGCTAATTTATTTGAAATTGAGATTGCTTTTCCAGACGAATTAGGAATAGACTTTAATCTGGTAACAGATAAAGTCCCATTCCTTGTAAAGGCTGCTGAAATACCAGCATCAAACTTGGGTAACATTCCAGTTCCATATCGAGGTCGTGTTCTTCCTGTTGCTGGAGATCGTACTTTCGATCCTTGGACAGTGACAATAATTAATGATACTGATTTTATAATCAGAGATGCGATGGAGAAATGGAGTAATTCAATTAATGATTTGCAAACAGCTCAAGGTACAATTAACCCAGAAGTTTATCAAAAATCTGCGTTAGTTAAACAATTAAGTAGAGAGGGAAGTGCTCCTGGCGATCCAGAAAAAACTTTAAGAACATATAAGTTTGAAGGAATATATCCTAACACTGTAAGTTCCATACCTCTTGATTTTGGTGCAACTGATCAGATCGAAGAATTCCAAGTTACATTTAACTACCTATTCTATGAAGTAGTTTCTCCACTCGGAAATTTCTAGGTTGATTATAATCAAAGTTTAAGATATAATATAAATACCAGTAAAGGTATAATTATACAATGGCACAACTTTTTGGTTTCTCGATTGACGATTCATATAAGAAACCGTCAGAAACAGTAGTCTCACCAGTCCCCAAAAATAATGAGGATGGTGCAGACTATTTTCTGTCGTCTGGATTTTATGGTCAATATTTAGATGTAGAGGGTGTATTTAAAACTGAATACGATTTGATTCGTAGATATCGTGAGATGGCATTACATCCAGAGGTTGATAATGCGATAGAAGATATTATTATTGAAGCTATAGTTGCAGATCAAAATGACTCACCAGTTCAAATTGATCTGCAAAATTTAAGTGTGGGGCCTCAAATTAAAGAAATTATTCGTGATGAGTTTCAATATATCAAAGAAATGTTAGACTTTGATAAGAAGGCACATGAGATATTTCGTAATTGGTATGTAGATGGAAGAATATATTATCATAAAGTTATAGATTTAGAGAGACCAGAAGAGGGAATTCAAGAACTTAGATATATTGATGCACTTAAAATTAAATATATTAGAGAACAAAAGAAAAAAGGCGGTGAAAATGCTATAAATTATGCAAATAATAATCGACCAGGCTTAGATGGTTCAAATCCAAAAGATGCTGAGTTTCCAGGCTTGACAGAGTATTTCATATACACACCAAATTCATATCAAAAAAACCAATACGGATCTGTTGCTGTTACAGGACAACAGAAAGACGCAGTTAAGTTTGCGAGGGATGCGATTGCATATTGCACATCAGGTTTAGTGGATCGTAATAAACACACAGTTCTTTCATATCTACAAAAGGCAATTAAAGCTCTCAATCAGTTAAGAATGATTGAAGATGCTCTTGTAATATACAGATTATCAAGGGCTCCAGAGAGAAGAATATTTTATATTGATGTTGGTAATTTACCAAAGGCAAAGGCAGAACAATATCTTCGTGAAGTCATGTCGAGATATCGTAATAAATTAACTTACGATGCAGCTACTGGTGAAATTCGTGATGATAAAAAATATATGTCGATGATGGAAGATTTTTGGTTGCCAAGAAGAGAAGGTGGTCGTGGAACAGAAATTTCAACATTACCTGGCGGACAAAACTTAGGAGAACTTACAGATGTAGAATACTTCCAAAAGAAACTTTTAAGATCTTTGAACGTTCCTGAGTCTCGCATGGCTGATAATGCAAGTTTCAGTTTAGGTCGTTCATCAGAAGTATTAAGAGATGAACTTAAGTTTAGTAAATTTGTTGGAAGGATGAGAAAAAGATTTAGTAATCTTTTCCATGATATTCTTAGAACACAATTAATTCTTAAAAATATTGTAACTCCAGCAGAGTGGGAACAAATGAGTGATCATATTCAATATGATTACCTATATGACAATCACTTTGCAGAGCTAAAAGAAGCGGAACTCATGCAAGAAAGATTAGGACTTGTTGCAACCGCTGATCCTTATATCGGTAAATACTATTCTGTTGATTATATTCGTCGTAAGATCTTACGTCAAACTGACCAAGAAATAGTAGATGAAAATGTATTAATGACTGCTGAAAAGGAAGCTGGTATTATCCCACCAACTGAACAAGAAATGATGGTTGCTCAACAAATTATGGGAGAGGAGGGAGCAGAACAATCTCGAACATCAAAACAAAATTTAGGTAAAACACAAACAGAGGGTGGTAAAGAGAGCATTAATACCGCTAATACTGACGATCCTGAGTCACCAGGCACGCCAGATCTTAAAGGTGGCGAGATATAAATAAAACATAGGTATAGGATTTT